CCTCTACGACCTCTTTCGGGGTCATTCCGGGGACACGGATGTCTGCAGCGCAGCCGATACGGTGTTGGCTCGTATCTTTAGAACCAACTGAGTCATTGACTGCCTTAGACCTAAAGCCAGAGTTTAAAAGAATTGGTTTGTTAAGTAAAGCTCTAACTTCTTCGAGCAGCCCAGCTAAACGAACTAGATTAGCAACCTCCACAGCATTAGGAGTATTGTCTAATCCTTTACGCTCCGCTACTTCTGAGCGAGTTAATTCTTCAAGGGTAAAGTGTTCACTTAGCTGCATCTTTTTCCTTCGCTTTCATATCCATTATTTTCTCAAGAGTACGTCCACCAAAGTAGAAGGACATAATTAACATACCCCATTGACCTAGTAGTTCAACATAGGCTTTGTTTGTATCGTAGTCAAATGCACTCATCATAGCAAATACAAAATAGCCACCAAGTATAAAGAGTAGAGTCATAGGACGGATGTTCTTAGACAACCAGCTATCGCTAGTCATATCAGCTTGCAGTCGTGCAGTCAGCTCTTGTTGCTCTGCAGTATCTGCTGCAATCTTAGCTAACTCGCCATTCTGTTGCATCTCTAATAGCTTTAACTTCGCCTGTTCAGCCTGTGCTGGGTCAGGAAAGACTTTATCTAAAATCTTACCGCCAATATCGAGTATTGCACCTAATGGGAACATTATTGGATTCCTTTCTTCTTCATGTTTACTTGTCTCCCCAGACAATGAGATAAGACACTACCGCAGCAACTAAAAAGCAATACATCTGTACTCGACGAACTGCTTTCATGTCGCTGTCAAACAGCTTTTTGTTTTGTGCTTCTTGTTTGATTAGTCGTTGTTTTATGACTAAAACATCGTCCCACGCTTTGGGACCATATTTGTTCACTACTTCTGCTTTCATACGAAGTTCCATCTTCTTTACTTCTTGGATTAATTCGTATTCTTTAAGAGCCTTCACAACCGTAGTGTCGGGGACAAACTGTTGTGCTTTACGCCTCTCAGCAGCTTTCTGTTGTGCTACCTCGGCTCCGTCCTTCTGGACGTTTTCAATGCTTTTGGTTAATGATTTAGCACTTACACGAGCAGCATCTAAGCTACCCGTTAAGGTCTTGACTCCTTCGTTTATTCCGTATTGGTCTGACATAGTTCTTCATTGTGTGTATAGTGTGTATGTGGGACATTATTCTCCACCGCCTGTCATTTGTGGCACAGTGGCTCTGATAATTAACGCTCTGTTTAATGCTTCTCTGTTTTCTAGTGTAAGTTTCGAGTACAGAGCTTTGACAACCGCTTCCGCTTTGCTTGGCGGTACACCCTGAATAAAGTCCGCCAATAAAGGTGTGTTTAACGTCATAGTAGCCATTAATCTATTGATGTCAGCGACAGCATCCTTTTTAATTAACTTTAATACTGTGTTAGTGGCTGTTGCATAGCGGTTCAGCAAGTTAGGGAGGTCAGCAGTTGTTTGTCCTTCAGCTTTTGATAGACTTGCTAATGTATCGCCCCTAGCTTCACGACTGACATCAGCTAATAAACTATCAATGTCATTCATCTGCTTCTTAGTCATAATGTCGTCTAGCTTCTGGAACCGAGCTTGACCTGTAGAACGCTTAATTAGATTAGGGGCATTTTCAACGGCAGCAGCAAATCCAGCAACTCGTTCAGCATTGCCTAAAGGAGTTCCAAGTTGTTTCTCAAGTGCTTGCATAATCTGCATTTGATTAATCTTATTAGACTGCTGCTGGAATGTTTCTAAGTAACGCTTCCAATCACCGCTGTTGCCTGCCTTCTCAATAGCGTTGTCAATGTAGCTCTTAACATTCTTTTCTAATCCGCTAGTAAGACGAGCATCCCAATTCTGTGAAGCCTCAGAGAACTTCTTAATGTCGTTACCTATCTCTTTACGAATAGTGTACAAATCGTTTGAATCAATAACACCATTGGTAGGATTAGACAAATTCTGTAACTTTTCTTTTAGAGACCCAAACACATTGACAACAACATCAGAGGCTCTTGTGCCGGGAGTTGTTAATACTTTGTCAATGTTATCAATAATTGGATTGACACGAAGTGGATAAAAACCATTCTCTGCAAGACTTTGTAACTGTAGTTTCTTAAATTGACCTTCAGCTTGACGCTGTGCAGCAATGTTCTTAGAGGTAATAGCACCGTCAATATTCTCCAGTACACGGTCAAAATTTTGACTTAACTCTGGACTAACTCTTGGATAACCAGCTACCGGAAAAAAGTTACGAGCAAGTTGTTGTTGTTGCGCTGCTTCTGTTTCTAAAGTACCGCCAACCTGCAACGCTTTAGCTTTGCTTGTAAACTTCTTAGCTATTTCTTGCTCAAACTGAGGCTCTAAACGACCAGCAATATTTGCCTGAGATAAAGCATCTTCACGAATTGGAGCAGTTACACGAGTACGCTCTGCAATAGCTTCAATCAAATCATCTTGTGTACCACCTGTTTGACGAAGCAAAGACTGTCTAGCATTTGCGACATCCGTACGGCGTATTGCAAAGTCAGCAGCTATTCCTTGAACTGGCATCTTTTCAATGCTTTTCTGAAACGCAGCTAAAGATGTTGCAGCTGGGATGTCAGCTAATGCTTCTGCTGCTGTTGGCTTGGAACCGGGTACTAACTCAGGAGCATTACGTAGTGCGCTAATAATCTTCTCTGGCTCTTTACCTGCCATCTCTAACAAACGCTGCTGTAATATAGATTTCTGACCTGCTGTTGTTAGTGGCTTTGTAAATTCTTTAGCAATGTTTAAAGCGCCTTTACCTAAGTCTAAAGCACCGCTTAACACACCACCAAATAAAGCACCAGCACCAGCTTGTTGTAGTTTCTCTGTTAATAGATTCTGTGCTTCTTCTGCTGGTGTTAATACACCTAAGATTGCACCTTGTCCTGCATATTGTGCAGCTCTTCCTGTTTTAGTAACTGCTGTAGCGGCTGGTAAAAACCTATTCAGTGGGTTAATAACCGTTCCGATAATTTCACCAACATCTAAACCTTCACCTCCTAACTCGCTTCGTGCCTCTTGATAGCGTGATAATAAGTTTTGAGTTTTTTCAGGAGCAACAAACTGACCAACAGCTAAAGCAGGATTGACAATACCTTTACCAACACCAAGCAACGTACGTCCTACAGCCTGTGTCCCTGCGCTTGGAGCTTCTCCACTAAACCCAACATCTTCAGGAGTAGCTGGAGCCATTTGCTCTGCTGTATATTCTGTTTGTCTTGGTTTTACAGGCACGTTTTGCGGTTGAGATAATGATTGAGCAATCTGTGCTAATCGTTGAGCGTCTTCCGTGTTTCCAGCAGCATCGGCAGCACGTAATGCTTGAATAACCTGTTCATAAGTAGCCATGTAATTCCTTACTTTTTAGGCGATAAATATTTATTAATTAAAGCATCATCGGAAGATGTTGTTTCTTGTTTTTTATTTGGTTTCTTACTCAAATCCAACGGCGCTGTTGGTTTAACACGTGGAGCAAATCCAAACTGGTCTACACCTCGGTCAATAGAGAATTGTAACAGACCTTTCGTTCTATTAACCCATTCAGCTAAAGCCTCTGGATTGCTATAGCCCGGAAAACTCTTCATAGCAGCTCTCATGTCAGCATCTGACGCAGAGCCGGGAGGAAGTTGATTAATCTGTTCGAGAAGTTGGGAAGCAGCGACCTTTGTCTGTGCTTTTAATGTCTTATCAGACGCTAGTCCTTTTGTTTCTGCTTTAGTTGTCCAATCAATATAGCTCTCAGCATCTTTTACGTCTTGTGCGCTAATCTGATTTAAAGTGTTTAATAACTTTTGAGCGCCTTCAAACTCTTGACGAACAGTTTTCATTTCTGTTGGTCCAAGAATGGTTCCAGAAATATCTCGATATGCGCCAGACTTGCCTACAGGACCCGGTTTTCCAATACCGTCACCTTCACCGACACCAGCAGAACCTTTAACTAACACTAAATCTGCTGGGTTTTCTGACTTTTCATAAAGTGCAATAGACGCAGGAGTATACTTACCAGAAGCGATTAGAGTAGATAAAGCAGTTCTACTTGGCTCACGTAATGCTTTGACTGTTTGAGCAGCCTGTAAACCACGTGCGCCAACAGCAGTTGTCATCTCATCAGCACGTTTTGCAGCCATCATTGACTCATTAGGAGCGATAGGCTGTAATGCACGAGCAAAGTCACGCATACCTTCAGGAGAAGATAAATCAAACTGTGAAGACAGTTGCTTAATTGCAGACACTTTTTGCATTTCAGGGTCTTCAACACCGAGTAAACTCATTCCAGCATTACCAAGTTCACTAGCGCCTTGTCGCAACATTAGATTACCTTGTTGCATTGGCGTTAGTTTAACTGCTTGTAAGTTACGAGCATAATCCTGCGCTGCTCTCGACTGCTGAAGCATCTCAGGAGAGACACCAAATAAACCGCTTACGATTTCTGCCATGATTAAAAGAATCCTCTATTTTGTTCTGCTAACATACGAGTTTGTTCCGAGCCTACATTAGTTCCATATTTAAAAGCTGTACCGGGATTACCAATTAAGTCACCGAACCAATTTCCTATTTGTCCCCCAACCGCACCTAACTGTCCGCCTATTTGTCCTAACTGTCCTGAAGAACCACCTAAAATCTGTCCTAAAGGACTGTAAGACTGTTGTTCTACTTGATATGGAGCAGCTCCTCTTGCGCCTAGTAAACCTAACTGACCTGCGTTCGCTCCTGCAGAAGACTGTCTTGCACCTAACGCAGAACCAATGTCGAGAGCTTGTTGACCCATTGCTTCGGTAGTAGAAGCCAATCCAAGTTGAGTCTGTAGTGGGCTGTAACCAGCAGACGTAAGAGCAGGTACTTGACCAAGCAATCCACCGCCTTGTTGGAATAAACCAGAACCTAAACCTACGTCTGCAGCAAACCGCTGACGAGCTAGTTCTGTTCCTGCTTCGGCTGTGCTTAAACCTTGTGTTCCGTAACCTAGGCTTAATCCTAAATTCTGCAACATATTAGCACGTTGCGTTGCCTCAGACTGTTGCTGAGTAGTCAACCCAGCAGCGCCTAGTTGTGTCCCTAGTCCAATATCATCACGCAGACGTTGACGAGCAATGTCAGTAGACTGAGCAGCCAAAGTACGGTCTTGTTGCGCTCTTGCATTAAACAAGGCTTGTGCTAATGGGTTGGAAGGCGCTGTTCCTGTACCAGTCTGAACACCTAAACCACCTGTCCCACGACCAAAGTTAGAAGTAGCTAATCTTGCTTCTTCCGCAGCTCTACCGGGTTGCAGCAGTTCTTGCTGTTGTTGGAAGTATTGCTGTGCAGCAGCAGTTGGGTCATATGATGTTGGAGTTACTTGACCAGCTAATTGATTTAACTGATTAGCATAAGCCATTGCTTCAGGAGTAGCGCCAGTCTGATACGAAGTTGGCATTAAACCAGCTTGTGCTTGACGATATTGCTCTGCAAGTTGTTGTGCTTGAGCAGAAGACATCCGTGATGTATCGGTTGGTAATAGTTGACTTCCGAGACCAAACAGACTTTGAGCGCCACCCATCAGAGGACGTGCAGCTGCAGCAATGTCTTCAGGACGATACTGTTCTGCTTGTGTCAGTAATCTGCTTTGAATACCCTGCAGTCTTGGGTCTAATGTGTAACCTGCTGAAGTCAGCTGTCCAGAAGGGTCAAAACCAAATGTAGATTGACCAAAGTTTGTCGTAACCCCTACTGGTCGGAATTGTGCCATTTGCTGTGCTTGTTGACCAGCACCGTAGATGCTAGAACCAGCGGCTCCTGCTGCACCTGCAGCAGCGCCACTCTGCGCTCCGCCTCCTATCATGCCTCCAATACCGCTACCTAAAGCAGCGCCTACAGTAGGAGCGCCAAAGAATGAGCCAGCGACTCCTCCGACTAAACCTCCGATTGAACTACCCATTTTTAATCACTCCAATAATAAATGTGAATTTCATTTTTTGACACTCCTTGTACTGTAATGTACGGTTTAAACCCTAATGCTTTTATAAATTTTAAGTAACTAGGAGTATCTTGTTCTTTAGCGCAGTAAAGAGGACCGCCGTGTAACTCTGTAAATGTAAACCAATCTTTTTTTAATTCTTTAAATACTGTTTTATTCCAATTATTAACTTCGCAGTGCATAAACTGTCCGTCTTGAAACTGCTCAATAGCAAATACATAGTCAGGACGAACAATGACCGGTATTTGAACCATTAGGTTTTCATGATGTATGCTAATGCGAAATACGGAGGACGATTCTCATGCGCTAATCCACCACCTGTGCCGTTACCTGTAGTACCTGAAACTGTTACTGTGTGGTTGTGGTTTGCAGAGATACCTGAAGTAGTCCCAGAGTAAGTATGGCTATGGTCTGCGTTAGCGTTACCTACACTAATACCTGTTGTGTTTGTGCTTGTATTTTCAGAACCAGCATTTTGTTGTACGGTGTTACCGCCGCCAATGGCTCCTTCACCTAGACCGGGTTCACCGCTGTTAGCAGCATGGAAGTGACCGGGGTCTGATACAGCGTGTGAGTGAGTATTGCTTTGTCCGCTAGTTGTACCACTAAAGGTATGTGTGTGACCTACGTTATTGTTGCCTGTTGTTCCTGAAGCAGATACAGTATGTGTATGTGCGGGAATCATTGTAGCATCAAGCGTTACAGTGTTTGCACCGCCTGTAGCATTAACAGCGTAAGTAGAACCAGCACCTACTACAAACCTATCTCGTAAGTCAGGAGTGCTATTAGAACCGTTACACAAAACCCAGCCGCTAGGGATAGAGGCAGTAGAACCAGACCACAATGTAATAACACCGCTTGGTACTAATGCAGCTAAACCTGCTGTAACAAAAGCAGTCGTAGCTAATTGTGTTGTATTAGAGCCAAAGGTTGCTGTAGGTGCAGTAGGAGTACCTGTAAGGTTAGGGCTGTTGATGTCTGCTTTAGATGCAATCGCATTAGCAACGGCAGCTAATTCGGTATCAATCTCAGAGCCTTTTACAATCTTACCTGAGTCGCCGCTAGGAAGGCTATCCTTAGCTGTGAAGTTAGTTGCTTTTACATAATTTGCCATGTCTTATCCTTAAACTAATGTTTTACCAGCTTTTACCGCTACGTCAATCTTTTGGATAGACAAAGGGTTGCCATTAATGTCTGCTTCTAAACCCAGTTGCATGATAGTGCCTTGACCACCAGCATTGACGGAGAACCTATCAAGAACAATACCTGAACTGTATTCAGCGATGTTATACTCACCGATGTTGTATTCGTATACAACTGCAGTATCTAAAGTGTAAGTAGTAGCTTGATAACCTTCGGTGTAATCAAAACCCCACTTTACCGCTACAGACTGGTTTGTACCGCCAATTAAAACCCAACCAATTTTCTTGAGAATCTTTAGTTTAGTAGCAGCATCAAAGTCAAAGTAGTTGGTGTAATACTGTAAACGATACGTTACTCCGTTATCGGAATGTCCAAAGTACTTACCAATGTACGATGTCTGACCGATTAACAACTCTTTAGCCTGAGTAATACAGAAAGACTTGGGCTGTAAGCTATCCCAAATAGTTACTCTAGCTGAACCGTCCTGTAAACGTGAGCGAGTGTCAAAGCAATAGACAAACTTGGTTGTCGGTAACGACAATAAATAGATAGCGTCTCTGTCGTGATAAATACTTTTAATCTTACTTAGGTCAGTCTCTGATGCTACGTTAGCCATCAAATCATCACGGACATTCTTAGAAATGTCATTCATTGGTAATGACTTCTCTTGAATCACACGAGCAAGGCTACGAACACCCGCATCAGATAAGAAAAAGATGTCTGTGCCAATGTTCTGTACAGAGTCACGAGCAATACAACCTACGTTGTAGATAACGTCTTGTAATATTAAACTGCTTGTGTCAATCGGATTAGCATAGATAGCGATGTTGTTACGACCAAAGATTATCAAGAAGCCATTATGTCCAGAGATAGCAACAATGTTGTCGCCATTAGGGAACACTTCTTGTAAGTTTAAGAATCCTGCAGAACCAGTTGTAAAATCAGAGCCACGAAGCAAGTCGCTAAAGTACACTGTTTGTGTGTCGCCAGCAATGTTTCCAACCCAAATACGTCCAAAGCCAGAGAACACTACGTTCGGTTTAAATGTCGATGTGCTGTGATTTGCAGGTAAAGTACCAACATCACCAATCTGCTGAAAGCCGAATGTACCACTATCGTGGTCGTGAGGGTCTCCACCAGAGACAGGCAATTCATGCCACACCAGCATCGGATGCCCAGCCTGTGCTAAATACGCATGAGGCTGAAAGTCATTGACATCACCGTAAGGCATTGCAGCCATCTGCCAGTTGTTACCTGTTATCGTGTAAGTAGCGTTTCCTGAATTGTCTGCATTTCTGACAAGACGTTGTGTAAGTGTTGTGCGACCAGTGAATAACTTGTTATTACCTGCTGATATAATAGTATTGCTTCCACCATCTACTACCTCCATCATTGATTCAATCGGGTTTGAGCCTAGGTCAGCATTGACAGCGTTAAGCGGAGTCCAGCCTCGTCTTGCACCAATACGACCATAACGGTCAATTACACAGTTCTGTGCTTTTAATGCAAAGCCAGAAGACAGCGTAACGCTACTTTCTTGCAAATTCAAACCGTAAAATCCCGGTGCTGCAATCGAGGAAGTTTGTAGTGTGCCAGCCATTAAATTGGATACCTAGATAAATATGTAGCTGCCTGAAGCGCTGTTTGTACAGAGTCTTTTAAAAAACCAATAGCAGTATTACAGTTGTGACACAACAACCCACGCACATTTCCTGTGGTGTGGCAGTGGTCTACAAATAATCTTTTTCTATGCACTTCGGTTTCATCCTTTTGACAAATACCACATTTATGGTTTTGTTTTATCAGCATTTCTGTATATTGCTCTACTGTTATTCCATAAGACTGCTTTAATTTATTTCTACGTCCGCTTTCTGTTTTCTTAGCTGGTTCTTGATTCTTATGCCAGTTTCTATCATATTCACGTTGACATTCTCTACATCGACTATCTACTCCATCTTTATATTTTTTCTTTTTAGAAAACTCAGATAATGGTTTTTCAACACTGCACTTAGTACAGGTTTTACTCATATAGGATACCAAGCCTCTTCTTCAAAGTACCGTGCAGACTCTAAACCAATCGCATCAGAAAGACTTTGTTTAAAGAGTGCGTATGTCTCTGCAGACTGTACACCACCATCTTCACCACGCTCTGCTTGCGCTCTTGCTAATGCACCAAGGATAACAGGCTCGTGAGGAACTAAGAGTTTATCAGCGTTAGTCGCTAACTCAACTTGTGGACGAATAACGTTAAAACGAATGTTGTACACACCATTAGGGATAGGGTATAAATCTACCTGAGTGTCCCCGTTAGTGTTTGTACCGTTAAAGTTATAATAGTAAGGAGAACCTTGAGCAGGACTAGCAATTAAGAACTGGTCGTTCATCCAACGAGTGGTGGCGTTACGCATTACTAGATTACTTGTGTCGTTTAGAACATCAATGACACGGAAGCGTTGTCCAGTGCCTTCTAAGACATAGTTAAAGATGCCAGAACCAGTAACAGCAGACAATGTCTCTGATAAAGAGTTCCAGTTGTAAGCATCTTCAACTTGACGCTTAGAATCATTGATGTATTTCGCAATCAGCTTCACATAAGCGTTATCCGATACTGAGGAAGCCTCTGGCTCACGCAGTCGGATTAACACATCGTTAGTTAATTCTAAATAGTTTTTAGTTGCCATATTTTTCCAAGTATATCATACTTTTTTATAAAAAGCAAGTGTTTTTTTAACAATCCCACTTTTTTAATGCCAATGCTTTACGGGTTGGTCTACCCTTTTCGTCCTTCATAGGACCAGCAACACCGCCCATCCGAGCGCAGAAGCTCTTACGCCGTGCAGCCGCTTTAGGCGACTTTGCAGCCTCTTTAGCAGATACAGGAGGCTTTAGCTTAGAACCAGTGGTCTTATTGTAATAATCCCGACCTTTCTGGTTTAAACCGCCTTCAGGGTTCTGAAACGCTTTCTTAGGCATTACTTCTTCTTTGCAGTCTTTGCGGCATCTTTAAAGTCTTGAGCCGAAGGAGCGCCTTTAGAGCCTACTTTACGCATCTTCTCACCTGAGCCAGCCTTGATACGGGCTTTCTTGGCTGCGATATTGGCGTACAATCCGGGTTTAGTAGCCACGCATCGACCCCATCTTCTTCGCTGGTTTAGCTTTAGGAGTAGTCATCTTAGCTCCTGTTTTCTGAGCATACGACTTAGCTTCTTTCTTACCCTTAGCTGTATACGGGAACTTCTTGTCTTTTACCGTTGGCATGATTACTTCCTTTTCTTGGGTTGGGGTTTAGATTGTCCAGCTTTGGATAAAGCGATTGCAATAGCTTGTTTCTGTGGCTTTCCTGACTTCATCTCTTTACGGATGTTGGTAGAGATAGTCTTTTGTGATTTACCGGCTTTGAGTGGCATATTAGTATTGGTTATATTGAACTGCGGAAGTTGCTTCTAACTCAAACGTACAGAGAACAGAACAATCTGCCCCTGTCTCTGCTTGTACTCTAATTTCATCACCTTCCTCTAAAGCCACATAAGCACCACCGTCAAACTTCAGAAAGGTCTTAGCAGCTAACGGATAGTTTAAAATAACCCTAACTTCAATATTTTCACTTTTGTCATACCACCATGCGGTAAAGTTCTTAGCAGAGGCAGTATTGTTCACAGCCCACAGCAGAGTCCACTTAGCTATCTGCCTTGTGGGTACAGTAAACAAGGTAGTCTTGGTGTTTGCTACTAAGTTCTTACCAACTGATAGTGGTCTCATGGTTTACTTTCTAAATACCATCTCTGAAACATAGCTGATGAAAGCACCAGCAACTGAGGCAACACCCATCAAAGCCCACAGAGAACCTTTACTACGCTCTGCCATAGCCACTAATCGTTTAATGTCAGCATCCATTGAGTTTACTTTATGCTCTAAGTTCTCAACAGCATTAACTAGCTTACCGTACTCTACAGGATTGATGTCACTCATACTGCTGCCTCTAACGCTGCGATTTGTGCTGCTTGTGCGTCTACGGTTGCTTTGAGTTCTTGGATTGCTGCTGTAAGAGTAGCTACAAGGAAGCTGGTGTCGATACCTTGCGCTTTAATTGAGCCGTCTTTATTGACAGCATCTTTTTCGCCAATAACTGCATCAGGAAAAATTTCTTGAAGTTCGTGTGCAATAAAACCTTGACCAACAGAATTGTCGTGTTTCCATGTATATGTTACTGGTTTAAGTAAAGCTATTTTATCTAATGTTCCGACCATTGGCACTACATTATCTTTTAAACGATAATCCGATGATGTTCCGTAAGCTGTTGTTGTGGCTGTATTTGAAATAATTCCAGATATTCCACCAGTAGAATTTTCAAAAATAACCGATGAACCAACATAGGTTGTAGACGATGCTTTTACAATAATTCCGTTTGCAACGCTGTTATCAAAACCAACTTGTAATTGACCGCCATAATTAGCACTAGTTGTTCTATTAACCAACAAATTACCACTAGGGATAATACGCATACGCTCTGTTGGTGATGATGTTCCATTAACAAATGTAATAGACCCGTCACTTGCGGTAGATAGGTTTGCATTGTTTGTTGAACTATTGTAATACAAATAAAGTTTATTTGTTGTTGTAGTTAAAGCTAAATTGCCATTAAAAACAGCTAATTTTGCATCGTATGTAGCAGGGCTACTTGTACCAATCCCCAAGTTCCCTGAACTATCAATACGCATGGCTTCTGCACCACCTTCAGAGAACGCAATCGTATCTGCTGCTGGGAAGAAGATACCTGTATTAGCGTCAGTACCTCGTATTGCAGGGGTAGCTGCTGTACCGTCTACATCGGATAAACCGTCTGTACCATTTAGTATCAAAGCCATTATACAAGTTCCTCTAAATAAGCTATACCGTCTATTACATTACCTTCTGCGTCTTGAAGTTCAACACCGTCAGCAAGGTCTTTTTTGAAGTTAGCGTAGTCTGTGTTTTCAAGTGAGAAAGGAATTTGTGCAAAATCAGATAATCGTTGAACATTTTTTTGCTGTCCAAACATATCAAGTGGTAGTAGTTTATACATAATCATAGCTCCGCAGATGCAGTCCAAGAACCGTAGTACATATAGGCAGTTCCAGAAAATCCCAACGCTGTGTTGAAACCTTCTGTAGTATATGATTGAGCGACAACACTGGTTGTATTTAACCAACCTGAACCGTTATATACACTCCATTGCCCAGATGTTCCTGGAATTGGAAGGTTTGTGTTTATAAATGTAATCGTAACAGCATCAGTTCTCATTGTGACTGGGTATTTTATCCAATTACCGTACGCAGCATTAGTGGCATATGTATTAACAACTCCAGAACTAAACATTCCCGTTGCTAAGGCTGAGTTATTGGTCGCAACAACGTTTGTTGAGCTGCTTTTGCAGAAATACCGCTGACACAAAGCCAACTCAGTACCATAATGTCTGTATTCAAATGAAGTAGCTTGTGTGCCTTTTTCAAGCTGAACCCCAGTAATGTAGAAGGTAGCACCGTTTGTACCGACTACGGATGTTGCGCCTGTGGCTGTAACAAAGTTACCTGCCGACCAAGCACCAGCAGTTCCGCTAAATGTGCTACCTGTACCAATACTAAAATCGATACTAATACCTACACCATTATTTGTTAACCATGTTCCTGATGTATCGCCAGCAATAGTTATTGATTTCTGCTCCCAAGTATTTGCAGAAGATATTGTGTATGAAAAAGGATAAGACCGATTTGCAGCGCTATTTCTTAATGCGCCACCAAATGTACCAGTTAATGAACTACGCACCCAAAAAGACAAAGTTACGGTAGCCGCATTCGCAGTTCCCCAGCCTAAATCTGCTATGTTAAATCCTTCAATTCGCTGGTCTATGAAGTAAAAATCGCTTGCGCCTAATGAGGTTGAGGCAAGTGATGTAGTTCCTAAATAATTAGTAAAACCAGCTGGCGGTGTTACAGACCCAGCGTTTTGTTGAATACTAAATTTAGATGTTTGAGATAACGCAGCGCTCCATCTATCAAGCGTATAGGTTGAAACTGAAGGAGTAACACTAGCACCAGCGTATCTTTGGTCAATACGACAGTCGCCATTAATTATTCTATTTTTAAATACTGAACTAATGGGTGCTAGAACTCCACCGCTTGCATCGACTACTCTATTGACATTTACGGTAGACATTATGCTAACTCCTCATCTGTTGGGCGTGGCAAAGTTGGGTGTTCCCACTTGGCAATGTATGCACCGTTGCCATCGCTATTATCTTGCAAGGTGATTGTTCCTGTTGCTGGCATAAAATCAGAAATAGTTAGTTCAGGGTATAAAGCAATTAATTTTTCGTACATTATGCAGCCCTCACTAAACAACCGTTAAAGTAAGTAGCAGCAATTCCTGTTGATGTATTTTGCGCTGTTCCAGTAAAAGCAAAAATTTCAATATAATCTATTGTGCCGTTTAAAAACACAATACTTGAAACACAAGCTAATGGACTGTTGCCTCCTCCAGTAGAAGCTATTCCACCATATTTATGTGCAATGCCATTTTTTAAAATAGCAGTAAGCAATATTGATGTAACAGCAGTTCCTTGAACAGTAGAATTAATTTGATAATAACCAGCTATGGTAGGCTGAAAACGACTAGAAACAAAATTGTTATTTGTATCAAATTCTTCTGTGTCAAATAAAACTTTTGTAAAAGCGTTTAACGCAAGTGCTGTTGCAGAACCAGCATAAGCACTAAAAGCTGGCTGATTGCCGCTAACCATGACTTCACCACTAGCAGCAGGTAATGTCTGCGTAAAGTTACTAGCAGTTGCAGGTTCTTGGATGGTTATTTGTCCTCCAGCAGAGGACTGCAGAACAATACTCATATTGTTTCCTTGTAAGTCTGTAGATATTTAATTGCGCTCTTCATGGTCTGTTCAGATTCTTTAAAATGTTCTATTCCTAAATTACAAGCAGTGCATAACAAACCTCTAATGCTGCCTGTTGTGTGGTTGTGGTCAACGCATAAAGTATTAAGTTTAATATTACATATCTCACAACAACCCCCTAACTTTTCATACTTTACTGCATATTCATCATAAGTAATGTTTATGCCTTGCGCCTTCCATGCTTTTCCACGGTACTTCTTTACACCTGATTCACTCTTTCTTCTTTTATTATCAACTACTCGTTGACACATTTTACAACAAGGTCTTATACCTGAAGGTCTATCATATCTTGGCGTGTACTCTGATGCAGGTTTGTCAATTTTACACTTAGAACATACTTTATTTAAAACCATATTTACAAGATAACCCAGCGACTGTTTGACGGTACAGTTACGGTAACACCAGAAGCGATTGTTAAAGCTCCTACAGAGTGTGCGTTGTTACCTGCAGTGATGGAGTAGCTGGTTGAGATGGTGTTGCTGTGTTCGTATAAACCTTTAGTTGTTTTGTTTGCATCCGTATCTAAAGGAGACCAAGAAGCAGTAGTACCGTCGGTGGTTAAGTATTCTCCTGCGTTACCAGTCTGAGAAGGTAAAGCATCAACATTAGCCCATGATG